GAGAATAGTATGAGTGGAGCATTACCTAATACAGATTTTACAGCTATCAATATTAAAAGCAATCAAAGAACTTTAGTAAGTGAAACCGATAGCGGCAAAACATTTAGACGACAAGTTCAAGGTCAAAGATGGTCTTTTACAATTAAATATCCATCTATGACAAGAGCCGACTTTGCACCAACAATGGCTTTTATGATTAAACAAAGATCACAAAAAGAAAGTTTTACAGTTACCTTTCCAAGTTATCTTAATGCTTTAGGTAATGAAACAGGTTCACTTTTAGTTGATGGAGTTCATGCTGTTGCTGATACAACTATTGCTATTGATGGTTTTGCTGGTGATGGTGCTGGAAGATTAAAAGCTGGTGATTTTATAAAGTTTAATTCGCATAGTAAAGTTTATATGGTTGTTGCTGATGCCACAAGTTCTAGTAATGCTTGTACTGTCACAATAGAGCCACCATTAACAACTGCTTTAGCTAATAATGGTGCTGTTACTTATGATTCTATTCCTTTTACTGTTCATATGACATCTGATGTTCAAGAATTTAATACAGGAGCAATAGATAGTTCTGGTAATCTTTTATTTAGTTATGAGTTTGATGTTATTGAGGCAATATAATGGCAAGGGGTTTATCATCTGATGTTAAAACAGAATTAGCAACAGGAAATATACAACCTGTTCATTTAATACATCTTAATTTTGCTACACCTTTATATTTAACCGATTGTGGTTATGATTTAACCTCTAGTATATCTGGTAGTTCAAGAACCTATACATCTTCTGGTCATATTTTAGGAATTAGTAATGTTCAAGAAAGTTCTGAGCCAATAAAAAACTCTTTAAATTTATCTTTATCAGGTGTTGATCAATCTTATATTTCCATAGCATTAAACGAAAATATTATTAACGATACAGTACAAATTTATAGAGGTTTTTTAAATAGTTCTAATGCTTTAATTGGTGATCCTTTTTTATTATACGAAGGTTTTATAAATCAATATTCAATAGAAGATGATACAAATACTGCTGGAATAGGATTAGAAATAACCTCGCATTGGGGTAATTTTGAAAAAGTATCTGGTCGTAGGAGTTCAGATGTTTCACAGCAAAGACATTTTGCAAGTGATAAAGGTTTTGAATTTAGTGCATTAACAGTTTTAGATATAAGATGGGGTAGAGAATAATGGGTTTTTTTAGTAAACTAAGGGATAAAGTTTTACCACCAGTAGTAGGTTCTGCTATTGCAAAATTTATTCCTTTTTTATCACCTATACTTTCATTTATTTCTATTGTTTCAACTGCTCTTACTTGGTTAAGAAAACCTGATGAACCAGAATTTAATTTTGATACAACTGCTGAAAATATTGCAAAAGGAATTTTAGTAAATAAAACATCTGCTAATGGTCAAATACCTATTGTGTATGGAACAAGAAAAGTAGGGGGAATAATTTCTTTTTTAGAAACATCTGGAACAGATAATGAATATTTATATATGATATTTACTTTATGTGAGGGCGAAATAGACGATATTTCACAAATTTATATTAACGAAAATCTAGTTACATGGTCAGGTGATTTAGCCGACAACACAGAAAGAACAGTAGGTAGTGGTGATTCAAATTATTATAAAGATAGTGCAAGTTTAATAACTGTAAAACCTCATTATGGTTCTGATAGTCAAACTTATGACACATTGGTTGGTAGTTTAACATCTTGGACAAGTAATCACAGATTAAGAGGAGTAGCTTATCTTGCTTTAAAGTTTAAATGGAATCAAGATGCTTTCGGTGGGATTCCAAGTGTTCATGCAGTTGTTAAAGGTAAAAAAGTTTATAATCCGAATTTAGATGGAACATTAACAGGTGGTTCTGGTTCTCATAGAGCAGATACAAGTTCAACATGGGAATATTCTGATAATCCTGTTTATCAATTATTAGATTATTTACGAAATACTCGTTATGGTATGGGTATTGCTAATGGTTATTTTGATTCTAATTTTGCTGATTGGCAAACTGCTGGTGATGTTTGTGATGCAAATATAACTCCTTATTCTGGTGCTGATCAAATTGATTTAATAGATAGTCATGCTGTTGTTGATACATCTAAAAAATGTATTGAAAATGTAAAAGATTTTTTAACAGGATGTAGAGGTTATCTAAATTATACTGCTGGAGAATATAAAGTTTTAGTAGAAACATCTGGTAGTGCTTCTATAACTTTAACAGAAGATAATATTATTGGTGGAATAGGTGTATCTTCTAAAAATAAAAATGAAAGATATAATAGAGTTATTGTTACTTTTATTAATCCAAATAAAAATTATCAAGTAGATGAAGCACAGTTTCCACCTGTAGATGACTCTGCTCAAGCAAGTGCTGATCAACACTCAACAATGAAAACTGCTGATGGTGGAATTTTATTAGAGGGTAGATTTGATTTTCCAAGTATAACAAGTCCATATCAAGCACAAGAAATGGCTGAAATTATTTTAAGAAGATCAAGGTCTAGTTTAGATGTTAGTTTAACAGCAGATGCAAATGCTATGGAATTAGCTGTTGGAGATATAGTTAATGTTACTCATGCAACACCAAGTTTTAGTGCAAAACCATTTCGTGTTTTATCTGTAACTTTAAATCCTGATAGTACAGTTTCTTTACAATTAACAGAACACCAAGATTCCTATTATACTTTTGGAACACAAACAGCAGTTGCAACTATACCTGATACAACTTTACCTAATCCTTTTTCTGTTTCTGCACCAGCAAGTGTAACTCTTACTGATGAATTAATTTTATATAATGAAGGTACTGCAATAACTAGATTAAATATAGTTGTTGGTGCTTCAACAGATAAATTTGTTCAATATTATCAAGTAGAAGCAAAATTAAGCACAGAAACAGATTATAAAATTATAGCAAAAGGTTCACAGCTTAATTATGAAATGCTTAATGTTATAGATGATAAAACTTATAATGTAAGAGTTAAAGCTATTAATGCTTTGGGGGTTAGTTCTTCTTATACCTCTGCTAACAGATTAATAGTTGGTGCAACTGAGCCACCAAATGATGTAGAAAATTTTTCAGTTAATATGCAAGGCTCTAATCAAATGCAATTAAATTGGGATGCAGTAAGTGATTTAGATGTATCATATTATGAAATTCGTTATCAAAATGTAACAAGTTCGGCACAATGGAATAAATCTAATAATTGGCTTCAAGTTCCTAGAACAAGTGGAACAACAAAAACTACTAATGCTAAAACAGGTGCTTTTTTAATTAAAGCAGTAGATAAGCTAGGAAACGAATCAAATAACGAAACAATTATTTATTCTAATATTTCTAGTTTACAATCTTACAAAAATATTTCTACATTAACAGAAGATTTAACTTTAGGTACTTATGATGGTGATGTTGCTTTAACAGATTCTTCTGGAACTAATTCTATTGTTCTTGATACTATAACAGACTTTGATGACACAGTTGGAAACTTTGATAGTCCTAGCGGAGATTTTGATTTAGGCGGAACTGATGTAACATCTAATCCTAATTATTATACAGCTAATATTGACAATGAAGGTTTTTACACTTTAAATTCTTCATTATCATTAAGTGGTATTTTTGATGTTTCATTTACAAAAAATTTAACCATTGATCAAATTGAAGATCCATACGATTTATTTGACTCAGGACGAGGCTTTTCAAATTTTGATGATGCACCAGCACCTTTTGATGGTAATGATCCAACCAATGCTATACAAAGTTTGCAAGTTGCTAGTTCTACATCTAGTCTTGGAGATGCTACAAATTTTTTTGCTTTAAATGCTTCAACAACTTATAAAGGAAGATATTTTAAATTTAGATTGAGAATGGCAAACAAAAACAATAAGGTAAGAGGATTTGTAAGCGGTATTAGTGTTAGTGTTGATATGGAAAAAAGAATTGAAAGTGATAATGATGTGGCAAGTACAACAGGTACAAAAGCTATAACTTATACTAATTCTTTTTATGCTAGTCCAGCAGTAGGTATATCTGCTCAAAATATGGCAACAGGCGACACTTACACAATTAGTTCTAAAAGTGCGACAGGTTTTTCTATTGCATTTACAAATTCATCAGGGAGTGGTATTAATCGCACATTTGATTATGTTGCTCAAGGTTATGGGTTGAAATCATCTAGTTAATAATGATATAGAGGTATTATGAGTCAAGTTTCAGATGTAAATATAGCGAATCAAGGTTTCTCAGCCTTTCGTACAGAATTAAACAATATTTTAGGTGCAATAAACACTACTCATATTGGTAGTTCTGCTCCAGCAAGTTTAGCACAAGGTAGTTTGTGGATTGATACATCTGCTGGTGCGACAGGATGGATTTTAAAACTATATGATGGCTCTGATCATATCGCTTTAGGCACAATTAACTCTACAGCTAATACTGTAGATTGGACAGATAGCTCAGTCACATTTGATATTGTTAATGATACAAGTCCTCAATTAGGTGGTAATTTAGATACTAATTCACACAATATAATAATAGATGATGCTCATTATATTTCTGACGAAAACAATAATGAACAAGTCATATTTCAAACAACTGCTTCAGCAGTAAATGAATTAGAAATTACTAATGCGGCAACAGGTAATCCACCAATTTTAGGTGCAAGTGGTGAAACAAATGTTGATTTACATATTAAGCCAAAAGGTTCAGGAGAAACTATCATTGGCTCTGGTGGTGCTTCTGCTACTTTAACAACAAGTGGTGCTTATGATTTAGTTTTAGATACTAATAAAGGAACTAATTCTGGAAATATAACTATTACTGATGGTGCTAATGGCGATATAGATATTACTACAAATGGTACAGGTAAAATTAAATTTAATGATTTAGCTTATATTCCTCAACAAGCATTAACATCATCTTCAAATGATGTTGCTTGGGATTCACAAGCCGCACCAAATGCTTATCATCAAACCTCAGAAAATACGACTTTCTCTGCTCCAAGTAATGCTACGGAAGGTGCTTTTATTTGTTTAGAAATAAATTTTAATGGTTCACATACTATTGGTTGGAACACAGTTTTTGAATTTGCCGCTTCAACCGAGCCAACTGAAACTGCTACTGATGGCAAAACCGATATTCATGTATTCAGATATAATGGTGCTATTTGGCAAGAAGTAGGTAGAACAATGAATTTAAGTGAGAGTTAAGATATGTATGCAATAGTAGAAAATAAAAAAGTAATTGAAACTTTTAAT